TTAAGATTAACCTTCATTAGTCGCCTACTGCTTGTGATTCAGTTCTTCTCCAAAGCATCTTGTAGTATTCAATACTGTTGAATGGACCAGTAAACGGTTCTAGAGTACCAATCTCATAGATAGTACCTCTGTTTGCTCTGGGACCAGCGGTTTCTTTATAAATAAGTTGGCCAGTAGAAAATCTAATGTTAGTTATTATTATATTGGTTGTTGCTTCTTGAGATAGCTTAGATGTTATTCTTAGGTCTGCCCTGCTTCTTACGATTAGCTTGTCTTCATATTGTAAGAACATATCTGGCTTAATTTGTTCAGTGCCTGCTCCTCCTATAGGGGTTGCATTGCAAGAAATTGTGCGATCAAAAACCCATTCTTTTTTAATTTCTCCAAATGGACCTTGCGTAATTATTGGATAATAAACATCTGCAAGCATTGGATAAACAAAGTCTGTGGTATTATCGCAGCATCCCATTATAGAATTCCTGGCTTCTTTACGTTAGTCACGTACCTATCTAGAATTTTATCTACCAAAATATTTCCTGTTCCTGCAAGAGAAGAGATATCAATTTTAATTTTAAACTGATCTGTTGAATAGTCTGTTACATATCTTTTAAAGTATTCTAGTTTTCCACAAGAAATATCATTAATCAACATTTTAGTAGCGTCTTGAATATCATAAGGAATGACTCTATATCCTGTTTCTAAGAAGAATAGGTAGTCTGTTCCTTGAGGAAACAATACCCCAGATTTTAGAGCTATAGTATTTCCACTATCAGATGTATCAAACATGCTTATAGAATCTGATGATGCAATATTTAAACCTACTGGGTTGGACTCTGAGCGATTAAAATCAGTAATTGTATAGGTTGGATCTTTTGTAATGGCTGTCTTATCTCTAGTAGTTATATAGTTCCAGGGTCCCAATGCTGGAAACTCTAAAGATGAATCATAGACTAATTCTGCATTTTCATAAACCTTTAAGATTTTATAGACTTGATCCCAAAGTGGCATATAGTCTGTGCTTTGTCCAACTGTTTCAATCCACTTGGTTCTAAAATAAAAACCACCAGTAATTGAATCAATTATTGCCCTTGCAAGTCTTTCATTTTCTTTTGCTACTGCAATCTCTGTTGCCGTTTCTCCAAGCGTATTTGGATCAACGTAGGGTCTTTCTACTGTTAGATTATCTTGTACAACAACATCAGTATCGTCTGTAATTTCTAAATGATAGGTGTCGTCATATTTTGTAAAATCATAAGGAATGTCATCTTCTCCATAAACACCTGACCAGCCAACTGTTAAGGCTCCAGTATTTGTAGATGTTATAAAGTCTTCAAAAACTACATCATAATCAGAGTCTTCAATTCTAAGCTTGTATTCTGTTGATGCGGTTAAGGCATAGCTAATAAAATTAGTATATGGTGCCTGTCTAAGTACGATCATTATTTACTCCTGGGGTAAGCATTGGACACTTCTTCTGGGGTAGCTATACGAACTGCATCACGAGTTGTCCAAAAATCTGAAGCTTCTTTGGTTACAATATTGTATCCAATTTTTAACTCTCCAAGACCATATTTAAATAAATTCTTAGAAGAGTATACAGCAACCTTATCTGTAGTGTTTTCACTATTAAAAATAAGTTCAGCCATAATTTTCTCCAATTTTAATTATATCAGAATATAACAAAAGAGGGCAGACTTTCATCTGCCCCCTAATGTTTTAATCAGTTGATACTAGCTGTCTGAAGAGTTTGCGTCTCCATAAGCAACAGCGTCTAGCTCTTCCCACTGAAGACCAAAGCGTACAAATACTGTGTACTCAATTGTGTCTTTCTTTGGAACGTACTGACGGTTTACAGTGATGTCTCTCTGGAATCCCCATACACGGTTCTGTGGGAATGTTAGGTCAACATATCCTGCAGGGTAGTAAGGAACTTCCTGAACTTCGATACCTAGAACACGAGTAGTACGTGCTCCTCCGAATGTCTGTGCCTGTCCATCAAGGTATGCCTGACGGTTAGCTTCAGTACCTGGACCCTTGTTAACAAATGCCTCAGCAATTGCGTCTGCAAGAGTACCGTTGTTCTTTACGATGCCCTGGAATGCGTCTGTACCTGCGTAGAACTTAAGGTTATTCTTAAGTGCACGATACTTACGTGGCATTGCAAGAATGATATCCTGCATTACGTCTGTAGTCCATGCGTTATCTACTACTGTTACAACTGCTTCGTGTGCATCTCCTGTTGTGGTTGCCTTGTTAACAAAGCCTTCCATAATGTTAAGGAATGCGTTGTTGCCAGCTCCAGTACCGTTAATTGCTAGATCCTCAATGTCATTCGCAAAAGCGTTTGTCATTAGACGAACTAGGTGATCCTCAAGAGCACCACCTTCAATATTGTCTTCTAGTCCTTCAGTTGATACTTCCCAATCTAGACGAATCTTCTTGGTAGTAAGTTCAACCTTAGTAAAGGTAGCACCTGCGTTTGTAAAGGTTGGGTCAGCCTGTGCTGCTGCACGGATGACACGCTCTCCAACGTTAACTTTTTCAAGTTCAATGGTGTTAGCTCTCATTGTTACTCTACGTCCATCCTTTGCAAGGACTGTACCGTCCCAAACATAGTCAATGAAGCGACGAGCTTGCTCTGGAGCTAGAATACCACCAGGAGTTCCTGTTGGATTAACTGCATTGGCACCGCCTGTTGAGCCCCAGAGAGGCGTAGCAATGTTTCCAAGGCTAGCTGCTGGAGATAGGTTACCATCTACGTTAGTTGTTGTTGCACCACCTACAGCTCCTGATGCAAATGCACCGTCGCCGTTGATTTCAGCTACAGTACTTGCGTCTGTACCTGGGTAGTTTTTATTAATTTCTTTTTCCGACATATATTTCACCTCCTAGTGATTTTTATTTAAATAAGTCGTTATTAGTGAGGAAACGACCTCCCCATAGGGATTTTTGAACTTTCATTTCTGGAAGTTCCTGTACGATCTCGCCAAGATCGCCAGACTTGCGGAAAGCGGTGTCAGCTACTACAGCGTCTACTCTCTTTCCAAATTCATCAAATACAGCCTTGTTAGCAGTTACATCGTTCTTAACTGCCTCTATAGACTTTGTTAGTTCTGAAATTTGATCAGCTTGTGCTTTTACAATTTCAGATAGATCGCTAAAGGCTTTTGTAACGGTAGCTGTTAGGTCTGCTACTGCAACCTCAACAACATCGTTTGACTTAGCTACCTCAGTTTTGTCTTCATCATCAGGCATAGCTGACTTGGCCTTGGACATTTCGTCCTCATCCTCATCGTAAGACTTCTTGTCCTTAGACTTAGACATTTCGTCCTCGTCTTCTTTGTCGTCTTCATCCATATCGTCAGACTTTACAGCCTTCTCTACGGAACCTTCTGTTGCTTCTACTGGGGCATCAGCCTCTGGAGCGACCTGTGTTTCTTCAACAACAGCCTCTTCAGCTACAGCCTCTGCTGCAACCTCTACTGCCTCGTTTGTTGTTTCATCCATAGGACTTACCTCCTTGTTAATCTCAATTGTATTAATGCCTTTAGCACTATCAACCAAGAACTTTATCATTTCAGAATTGTCTGAATCTGTCTTTTCAACAAATCCAATATTCTGCATTGCCTTACCAGATTTTGGACTCTCCGCTGAGTCTCCTTCTGATAGGAAAACTATGTCATTCTCTGAATCCCAGAAAACATTTTCAATCTCTGTTTTAGAAAGATATCCATCAATTGTTGTTTGTCCATTTACCTTTTCAATAGAAAAAATATTTGCAAACTGGTTTGCTGGATTGTCTACTAGAGATAGTTCGTGTAGTTCGTATTCTTTAATTATACGAATTGGAGTATCACTACCGCTGTCTACTTTGTCGTCATACTTCTTGATGTTACCCCCAATAGAAAAACCTGAGTAAGTTCCATCAAGAACCTTTTCCCAGGCATCTTGTGCACCCTTAGAAACATAAGCAGAAACATAAACACCAGAATAGAATTTCTTTGTGCTTGGGTCAAAGTAACGATCTTCTTTAAAAGATACTACCTTTCCTACTGCTGAGGGCTGGTGCATTTCACGAAGATTACCACGGAAATTTTTGAATGCTGTAAGGCTAGCAGATGTGTCTACGACATCACCCTGCCTGTCTACGTTGTCAAGGGTAGCAAAACCAGAAACGACTCTGCGCTCTTTATCCACTTTACCAATAGGCATTGACAGACGAACATTGTCGCCGTCAGTCACCCATTGTGCCTTATTAATATTCATATCCCTTTAATTATAGCAAACATTTTATCGGTTTTATAACTTTTTACAGTATATCACACTATTCGCTTGATCTTCCTTCACCCTGTGCATTACGTCCAGAAAGTGTCGCTGGACTGTCAGAGGAGTTATTTGTTCTTTCAGAATCTCTTTGCCTATTTTGCCTTGTGTTAGCAACGGCATCTGCTGCCTGTCTAGGATTTAATTCCATTGGGACATCTCCATCTTTACGCTGGGGCAAGTCAAGTAGCTCACGAGCTTCGTTAGGAACCATAATCTTATTACGAACATAACGTTCCAGAATTTGAGATTGTGCAATTTCATCTGTCAGAGTTAGCTCATTAAACCTAAGCTCAAGGATGTCTGTCTTTTCCTTAACAATCTTATTAACCATCTTTTCAAGGTGTTCTTGTGCTGGTCTGGCAACCTGCTCCTTGAATGTACGGTCTTGAGAAAGAGCTGCTGCTATTCCAGTTCCTGAGCCACCAAGTTTTGAGATTGGTACTTGGTGAGCAATTAGAATGTCATCTCTGTTCTGCTTACGATACTCTTTGAATGATCCATCTTGAATACCGTTTTCAATTGGCTCCATTTTAAAATCAACCTTATTTCCATCAGAGTCTCCAGGAAGTGGGATGTAAAGAGTTCTGTGTGACTGAGACTTTAGTCCAGTCTGTAAGAAGCGGAACATCTTGTCTTCTGCATCAGCAGAAAGCTTTGCACCCTTAAGAGTAATAATGTAACGTGGCACTGCCTTGTTCTGGAAGTAGTCAATGTTGTATTGTGCAGCAAGTGAATCTCCAACAAGAGAGCTTACAGCAGAAAGAATATCAGGAATGCCATAGAAGGTATTAAGAGGAGAGTAGGACTTGTAGTGAATAAGTTCGTTTGGTCTTGGGTCTCCTGTTACAGGGTTTGGATTGTTTGCCCCAAAGTTTCTAAAGTAAACAACCTTGTTTCCAATAATCTGAAGGTATCCATCACGAAGTCTGCGAACACGAATAGTAGTTGCTGGAACGTGACCAACATATCCAATCTGTCCTAAAGCAGTTCTTCCAATTTCAAGGTAGCCATTTCCAGTTGACTCGTAGTCAATCAAAACCTTCTTCATTGTAGTAGTAAATGAGTCATCGTCGTTCATAGACTCTAGCCAGTCAGCTAGCTCAATCTTCATTCTTTCAATTCTTTTGCGAGCTTTTTCAACTGCAGTGCTGTCTTCTTCTCTTGACTCAAGCCTTAGTGTTGTACGGTCTGTAACGTGGAAGGAATATCCAAGACCAACAATATTAGCAACCTTTGCATCAATAGCTGCGTGGTTTGCAAATGAGGAGTCGTAGTAGTTTGCTAGCTCATACATGTTATATGGTGGGGTAATTACGTCAAACAGTCCATAA